CCGAGCCGGCCGGCGCGCCGGCCAGCCCCCGCCGCAGGACGGCCACCGTCTCCGCCGCCGTCGCCGGCATCCGCAGCCGCCTGGCGCTGCGGCTCTACAACGTCATCGAGTGCAAGATCAGAATGATGGAGCTGCGCATGCAGAGAGAGCTGCAGGACCAGGAGTGCAACCCCGACGGCGCCGTGCCGCCGGTCCCCACCAAGGACGAGCGCGAGAGCTTCGCCGCGCTCATCCAGAGCATCAACCAAGTCACGGAGATGGCCTCTGACCCCGCCCCTGCCGCCGACGGGAGGAGAAGAACCGCAAACTCAAAACCAGGCGTCAATCCCGAGCTCACCGCCCTCAGCGACGACATCGACCCAGACGGCCTCGCCGCCGCATCCGAGAAGGACCAGTATCGCCGCGAGCTTGCGGAGCATCTTGGAAGAATGTTCCCGAAGCCGTGAGGGCCTCGACTTCCTCGCCACCCGCCTCACGCCCGAGCAGTTCCGCGACCTCGCCAACTACCATTGGGCGGTGGCCGCCCGCGACGACCAGCTCGCCCCGGTCCTCGCCAAGGGCGGCGGCCGCTGGCACACTTGGCTGCTGCTCGGCGGCCGCGGCTCCGGCAAGACGCGCGCCGGCGCCGAATGGGTGCGCGCCCAGGCGGTCGGTGAGCCGCCGCTGGCCGACCGCCGCTCGCGCCGCATCGCGCTGGTCGGCGACACCATCGCCCAGGTGCGCTCCATCATGATCGAGGGCGTCTCCGGACTCATGTCCGTGTACCCGCCGAAGGAGCGCCCCAAGCTGGAGGTGTCGCGCAACCAGCTGGTCTGGTCCAACGGCACCATGGCCCAGCTGTTCGGCGCCGACGACCCGGACTGCCTCAGGGGTCCGCAATTCGACGCCGCCTGGTGCGACGAGTTCGCCAAGTGGCGCCGTCCGGATCTCGCCTGGGACAACCTGCAGTTCGCGTTGCGACTCGGCCGCTGGCCGCAGTGCGTCATCACGACCACGCCCCGGCCGATTTTGCTCTTGAAGAAGATCCTGGACGACGACGCCACAGCCGTCACCCGCTCCCGCACGGCCGACAACGCCTCCTTCCTGTCGCCCTCGTTCCTGGCCGAGATGCACCGACGCTACGGCGACACGCCCATCGGCCGCCAGGAGCTGGAGGGTGAGATCGTGGAGGAACGCATGACCGGCCTCTGGAAGCGCAGCCAGATCGACCAGGCCCGCATGCTGGCCCGCCCCGAGCTCGTCCGCATCGTCGTCGCCGTCGACCCGCCCGTCACCTCCACGGCCGGCTCCGACAGCTGCGGCATCGTCGTCGCCGGCCTCGGCGTCGACAAGCGCGCCTACGTCATCGCCGACCGCACGGTGCAGGGCCGCGATCCCACCACTTGGGCCAAGGCCGCGGTCGCCGCCTACCACGACCACGAAGCCGATGCCATCGTGGTCGAGACCAACCAGGGCGGCGACCTGCTGGTGCAGATGTTCAGGAGCATCGACGCCATGGTCCCCGTGAAGAAGGTCTACGCCAGCCGCGGCAAGTACGTCCGCGCCGAGCCCGTCTCCACGCTCTACGGCGAGGGCCGCGTGGTCCATGTCGGCGAGTTCCCCGAGCTGGAGCGCCAGATGTGCGACTTCGCCGCCGACGGCCTCAGCCACGGCAAGAGCCCCGACCGCCTCGACGCCCTCGTCTGGGCCATCACCGAGCTGATGCTCGCCCCGCGCACCGCGCCGGGTGTCCGGACGCTGTGGTGAGGTGCCGCCCGAGCCGCACGCCCTCAACTGTCATCGCGGGGCTTGTCCCCGCGATCCACCCCTCAGCGCACTCCCTTGATCACCGCGGGCCTCACACCGGGCAGTGAGGGATAGAGGTCCTCCCAATGCGGATTGGTCCGCTCGATCAGGTTGACCTTCCACGCCCGCGGCCACTCTTTCATGGTCTTCTCGCGCTGGATGGCTTCGCGCACGTCGGCGAACTCCTGGTACCAGACGAGCATGTGCACCTTGTATTTGCGCGTGAAGAGTGAACCCTTGCCGGCACGATGCTGCTCGACCCGGAAAATGATTCCGTTCGTGACGCCGATATAGAGCGTCCCCCGCGGCTTGCTCGCGAGAATGTAGGTCCAGCAGCTGCGTGTCGTGTACGTCATCTCCGGCGTCGGAGTATGCCCTGCGCTGGATCGCGGGGACAAGCCCCGCGATGGCACGGTAGGGATGAGCCACCGACAGTGCTCGAAGCTCCAAGTGTCATCCCGGCATTTATTGCCGGGATCTAGCCAACAACGGGCTCCCAACAGTCAAGTTTGACGTGGTTCAACACAGCGAAAGAGCCGCTGATGATTGCGCAACATCCACGAGGTCGGTGGTCCCACTGGATTGGGCACATGCTGGACAGACTCAGACCCACAGGATCGTTCCCTGCCCCCGCCACCAAATCCCTCACCGCCCCCTGCTTCGCCTTCGACCGCCTCGCCTCTCCCGCCTGGGCGCCCCGCGACTACGCCGCCTTCGCTCGCGAAGGCTTCATGCAGAACCCTGTCCTCTACCGCGCCGTGCGCATGGTCGCCGAAGCCGCCGCCAGCGTGCCGCTCCTGCTCTATCAGGGCCAGGAGGAAATCTCCGAGCACCCCCTCCTCGATCTCCTCGCCCGCCCCAACCCCGCCGCCACCGCCCCCGACCTGCTCGAAGCCTGGTACGGCTTCCTGCTCGTTTCCGGCAACGCCTACCTCGAGGCCGTCGCCGTCGGCGGCACGTTGCGCGAGCTGCACACGCTGCGCCCCGACCGCATGAAGGTGATCCCCGGCCCCGGCGGCTGGCCCGAGGCCTTCGACTACACCGCCGACGGCAAGACCCAGCGCATCGCCGGAGAGGCCGTCCCCGGCGTCGCCCGCATCCTGCACGTCAAGCTGTTCCACCCCCTCTCCGACCACTACGGCCTCTCCCCCGTCGAGGCCGCCGCTGCGGCCATCGACATCCACAACACCGCCTCGCGCTGGAACAAGGCCCTGCTGGACAACTCGGCCCGCCCCTCCGGCGCCCTCGTCTACGCCGCCCGCGACGGCAACCTCACGGCGGAGCAGTACGACCGCCTCAAGGCCGAGCTGGAGCAGGGCTTCCAGGGTGCGGCGCGCGCCGGCCGCCCGCTGCTGCTGGAAGGCGGCCTCGACTGGAAATCCATGGCGCTCTCGCCGAAGGACATGGACTTCATCGACGCCAAGCACGTCGCCGCCCGCGAGATCGCCCTCGCCCTGGGCGTGCCGCCCATGCTCCTCGGCATCCCCGGCGACAACACCTACTCCAACTACCAGGAAGCCACCCGCACCTTCTGGCGCTCCACCGTGCTGCCTCTCGTCGGGCGCACCGCGAAGTCCCTGTCGCTGTGGCTCTCGCCCGCCTACGGCGCTGCGCTCGAGCTGCGCCCCGACCTCGACGCCATCGCGGCCCTCGGCGCCGAGCGCGAAGCCCTCTGGACCCGCATCAACGCCGCCACCTTCCTCACCCAGGACGAGAAGCGCGCCGCGGTGGGCTACGGGCCGCTGGAAGCAGACGTGAAATCGTGAAATCGCCAAATCGCGAAGTCGATTTCACGACTTCACGACTGCACGAATTGGTCGGAGGTCATTCGATGCCCACTCACGAGCACAAGTTCACCCCCCTCGACCTCAAGCAGGTCGACCCCGACGGCACCTTCTCCGGCTACGCCAGCCTGTTCAACACCGAGGACATGGGCCGCGACATCGTCCTCCCCGGCGCCTTCCGCGACAGCCTGAAGGAGCGCGGTCCCGCCGGCATCAAGCTGCTCTACCAGCACAACCCCGCCGAGCCCATCGGCGTGTGGGAGTCCCTCAAGGAGGACTCCCGCGGCCTCCTCGTCCGCGGCCGTCTGATGCTGGTGGTCGCCCGCGCCCGCGAGGTGCTGGCCCTGATGCGCGCCGGCGCGCTCGACGGCCTCTCCATCGGCTTCCGCACCGTCACCGGCAGGCGCGACGCCAGGACCGGCATCCGCCGCCTCGCCCGCATCGACCTCTGGGAGATCT